CAAGAAGTTGAGATTGTTAAGTCGCTGGGAGTTAGTGTTAGCTCCAAGTACATCCTCTGGAATGGAACTCTTATCCATTTGGATAGTTTCATGCCATCGGGAGTGCCCATCACAATTACAATGAATGGGATCGGCAATGCGTTGTTACATCGCATAGCTTATCTCTACACCATGCGCAAACATGGTGTGCCCGATGAACAATTCAACTTTCGAGAGACGGTTCGGATGTTGTTCGTTGGGGATGACAGTATAGGTGGCTCAAGAGACGTGAGATTCAACATGGCAGAGTGCCAGAGAGTCTTTGCCTCTATTGGGATGAAATATACCGACGGTCGAAAGAACGAAGTCGCTGTCGACTACTTCCCGTTCAACGAGATTCAATTCTGTAAAAGAAAATTTCGTTATAGCGAGGAGTTGAGAAGGTATGTTGCTCCCATAGATGTGGAATCCATTTTCAAGAGTCTACACTGCTACATGAGGTCCGCGACCCCGGAACTTAATATAGTAGTTGGGAACCTACAATGTGCTTTGCGAGAACTAGCAAGGCACGATGAGAAAACGTTCTCGGAGATTTCCTCCAACTTGCAATTAGCGTGTGGGGGAGCTTCAATCCATCACTTTGTAGACTCACTATACTGGTGTTATGATTATTGGATAGAAGTGTTTCTGAAGGAGGACAACCCATCGTTGACTTCTTCTTCTGAGACTACTCAATCCTCAGAATCATCCACTCCCTCTGTATCGGGAGTCATCGATCTTTTTATAGACGGTGACACAGATATCAGCGGGTCCGTTTCCTCCATGGACTCGTTAGACTAAGGTCTTGTTGAAGAGAGGTTTGTAAATATTGATTACAGATTCTATATATTACATGTTGTATAGTATATGCTTGTTTACTCAATTACATGTTATGGAGACTGGAAGCCCAGCGCCCTTACCCAGTTCTCAAAATCCAGAAAAACTACAAACACGCGCTCCAGAAACAAATATAACAACCACCGACTCGACGCAATCACAAATCAAGAATGTGTCGTTTCTCTCACAACACCCGGAATGGACCTTCGAAGTGCCTTCGAGTAGGGATCCAACATTCGGATGTGCGGATACATCGGACAAAGTCCAAGACTTTATGGAAAGACCGGTGCTTCTGTACAACAAAGTCATCGCAATAGGTGAAACCGTCGACATAACCAGTAATCCATGGTCTTCTTTCTTTGAGGATCCAAGAGTGTATGAGCGCCTCAAGCACTTTAGGAATCTGAGAGCAGATCTGGTTATCAAGATTTTGGTTAACGGAAACCCATTTTACTATGGGAACCTATTGGCATGTTACGCGCCGTATTCGTTCGCCGACAATAGAACGGACACGGGTCCAGTTACTTTGCAGAATCTCATTCAGTTCAGTCAGCTACCCCATGTGTATGTGGATCCTTCCACTAACACAGCTGGTGAAATTGTTTGTCCCTTTCTTTTCCCCAAAGATGCCTTGTCAGTGCCTGATAAGGAATGGAGAAAGATGGGTGCCTTTAGACTCTGCTCCATCGCACCGTTGCGACATGCAAACGGTAGTGATGATCCCATCACGGTATCGATTTTCGTGATGGCGCGCAATGTGCAGTTATCAACGCCGACCTCGAATTATGAGGATCAAGCTGACGAGTACGGCAAACCGTCCTTTATCGCTAATGCAGTAGCAAAAGCGGCAGGATGGTTATCTTCCATACCAGTGATTGGTCCTTATGCAAGGGCGACTGAGATGATAGCAACTAGTATTGGTCAAGTTGCAACGCTATTTGGATATAGTTCACCTCGTTTGGTGGAGGAGGCGACTAGTTACATGCCAAGATTTGCTGGCAATCTAGCTTCCACAAACACTCCTTCGAACATAGCAACGCTTGCTTTGGATTCGAAGAAAGAAGTGACAATTGATCCAAGGGTGGTAGGATTAGAGCCAAAAGATGACATGGCTCTCCTGCCTATAGCAATGAGGGAATCTTTCATTACTACATTTGAGTGGCCTGAATCGGCCGCTCCGACAACACACCTGTTCTCTGTCCGGGTTCACCCGAACTTGGTTGCGAGGACGACTGGTAACTTGTATTACATGACACCCTCTTGTTATACCACTTGCTTATTCCGCTATTGGAGAGGATCCATGCGATTTCGTTTCAATGTAATGGCTTCGGCCTATCACAGAGGACGACTCAAAATCGTGTGGGACCCAGATTTTCCATCAGCGGAATTGGGTAGTGTTTTCAACACAAACTACACAACCTTAGTTGACGTCTCAAATTCACGAGATGTTACTGTTGATGTTGGCTGGGGCAGTAATCTGTCCTATCTGCCAACTTCTGGGTTGGATGTAGTTAGTTGGGACGCTTCCAGATTTACGGACAAAGCTAAGTGGGCCAATGGTACTCTCTCGGTTTACGTTGTAAACTCGTTGACGTCTCCGGCTGAAGAGCCCAGTGATGTCACTGTCTCCGTACATTCGGCCATGTGCGAAGATTATGAAGTAGTCTGTCCGGATGCCTCGATACTCCGACCTAGTCGGGGAATCAAGGCCTTTGTGCCTCCTACTGGTACAGGATTCGATGAAGATCCCCAGCCAGTGAATGGAGGTACGGTCGAAACTCCAGTCAATGTTGACCCCGAGGTTCCTCCGGAACCACCGGAACCCCCAGAGCCTCCTGTTGACGTTGTGGAGTTTGACGGTATTGCCATGGGTTCACGTGCCCAGCCCTTCTCTGCCTATTTGGCGAGTTTGGGCATCGTGAGTCCAGAGGTAGGAGTGGGAGCCGTCGGAGCATTCACAATGCTCCTGCCCAAATTACCCACCTATGATTTTGAGATAGAGTTTCAGGATATCAGTACACCGCCGCACCCGGCGGTGACGGAGCTGATGATGGAGGTATACACACGTGGAACTACTCCAGTAACTTATGGAGAGATCTATGATACCGTGACTTTGCCGCTCGCGTCTCCCGATGCGAACAACGTGTATAAGTTCACAGGTAGTGTTGCCTCTACTTCTCCGACGAATTACACTCATCTCACTTTCAGACCGTACAACGGCACTTGGACTTATCCAGTGAAAATGGTGTCTCTCAAGATAGCCGGTTTACGATTCACCGCCTATACTCCTGAAGATCTTACCTTTTCTACAGGCACCACGACGGATGGAGTCCATACGTTCAATTTTCCGACAGCAACGTCTTCTGCACAGTTAGACATTGATGGATTTGGAGCTCATGGGCCTAAGGCAGTCACGCATTATACGTTGACTGGTCCAAATGGCTCAGTACTTTCAGCTCCTTCGGAGAATATAGACCCCACAGACACGATGACAAATTTCACAATAAGTTTCACGTCTGGATGGGTGTCTAATGGACTTG